CTCAGGACGACAGAGACGCCGCGTGTGCTGCGTTGATGGCATCCTCTACGGAGCGCCCCGACGGTTCGCGCGCCCCGCGATACCGCAACGTGAGCGCGTCCCTTCGTATCCCTGAAAGCACGCTTAGGACGTGGTGGAGGGCAAGGCGGGTGGATGATGATTGCGCACTACTGCGCAGCTCCACACGCGCGCGATCCGAGGTGAGGGCAGAGGGGGCGAAGAGCTGGATAGAGGACCGGGTGGAGGATCTGCGCCAGGGTGTGGAGTGGGTACTCAGCCCCGACCGTCGCGCAGAGGTGGACAGGCCGGATCAGATGGCGCGCGCCCTCAAAGACATTGCCGCCGTCGTCAAGGAAGTGAAGGCGCTCACGGGCACCGACGACGCGACAGACCCCTCAGCGCGTATGCGAGAACTGAGGGCGGCGGCTGCACAGGTTGGGCTGACACAGGACGGTGAAGCGTGACGCGGGACATCGACGCCGACGCGTGGGCGTGGCTCATCGAGCCGACCACCGCCGGTTTTTTGGACATCCTCGACGCCCTCCCCGCCGCGCGCCGGGATGATGCGCTGTACGTGCGCTGTCGGTACGATCTGGGCCTGTTCTGTGCGGTGTTTTTCGGTGCCCGGCTCCCCCTGCCGTTCTCGCGGTTCCATCAGTCCACCCTCCGCCGCGTAAAGACCACCTGGAGGGACAGACCGCGCCCCCAGCGCATCGCAGACGCCGCGCCGCGTGGCAATGCGAAGAGCACCCTGGAATCTTTCTGCTCATTGGCACACGACGCCGTGTATGCCCTGGAGGCATACGTGGGGATCATTTCCACCACGTTCTCTCTGTCTGAGGATCTGGTGGCGGATCTACACGAGGTCTTCACCGATCCAGACACCTATGCGGATCTCCACCGCGTCTATGGACCGATCCACGCGACGGGATCAAAAACCGATTTCCGCGTCAGTGTCGGCATCGGGGAGGGGCGCACCCGCTTCAAAGCGTTCTCATTCGGCGGATCGATCCGAGGCACCAAAGATGCCGGAGTACGCCCGACAAAGATCGTGATTGACGACGGGGAGCACCCCGACCGGGTGAGGAGCCCGACGCAGCGGGAGAAGCTGTGGAGCTACCTCACGAAAGACATCCTAAAAGCAGGCGACACCGGGACGATCTTCCGGGTGATCGGCACAGTGCTACATCCGGACTCGATGCTATCTCGCATCCTGGGACCGACAGGGGAGGGTGCGCCGGGCTGGCAGGCTCGACGGTGGCAGGCTGTCGAGGCATGGCCCGACAGAATGGATCTGTGGGACCGCTGTAAACGACTGTGGGCGGATCTGTCCGATCCAGACCGTGAGGACACCGCGAGGGACTACTACCGACGCCACCGGGCAGAGATGGACCGGGGCGCGCGGGTGCTGTGGCCTGAAAAAGAGCCCCTGTATGACCTGATGATCATGCTGTGGACGGACGGGGAGGCGTCTTTCTACAGCGAGAAACAGAACGTCGCGACCGACCCCGCCCGGCAGGTGTTCTGGCCTGAGAGGTGGGCGCGGTGTTCGTTTGACGGGGAGGTGATCACGTCAAGCAAGGGACGGCGGGTACACCTGAAGAGCTGCCGGGTAGCGGTGTGGCTTGACCCCCGCGCATCTGAGGAGACAGAGCGCAATGACTACGCCGCCGTCACACTCGCGGCGGAGGATCGGCTTGGATACAAATACCTCCTCAAAACCGATCTGCGCCGCGTCGGCACATTGGGGCAGCTTGATCTGATGTGGGCGGCTTTCGGCATCATCGGCCCCGCCGGGCTGTATGGATACGAGGACAATGGGTTTGCCCGGCTCATCGGGACGATCCTCGATGATCAGCGCAAGGCCCGCCGCGCCGCCGGGCGGGTGTGGAACCTTCCCCTGATCGGGCATGCATCGACAGAGAACAAGAACACCCGGATGTCCAGACTTGCCCCCTTGTTTGATCTGGGATGGATCGAAGTGGCGGAGGACATGGACCCGATTGCAGTAGAGCAGGCCCGCGAGATCCCGACCGGGACGCACGACGACGGGCCGGACTCCTGGGAACGCGCGATCTGGCTCCTCGAGGGCGGCGGATCTGCGACGTTTGACGGGGCGGCATCGTTTGGTGGATAGCCGATTCGTCGGGGATCTACTGCACAGGGGAGCCGATCCAGGCGATACAATGGCCCGCAGACGGGACAAAGCGGAATATCAGACAATCAATAGCCAGAATCACGGGGATATACATGCCGTCCTACAGACCACCTGCTGACGTTGCCCGCGCCGCACGTCGAGGACTCCAGATCAGGGCGGCGCAGACCCCCAGCAACCGCGCCGGGACCGCTGTAGGGCTGGCACGCGCCCGGCAGCTCTCAAACCGTCAGCCCGTCAGCCTCGACACGGTGCGCCGGATGTCGTCCTTTTTCGCCCGCCACGGTGCCTCTCCTGGATCGGCAGCGGCACGCCGGGACAGACCGACATCCAAGGCGGCGCAGGCATGGCTGTTGTGGGGAGGCAACGCCGGGCGGCGTTGGGCGGCGCGTATCCAGGCAGAGCAGGACGAATAGCCCACATCCCGCCCGCCACGGCGCAGGGGTTAGGATTGCGTCACACCACACCCGCAGAGGATCAGACATGCCGCACGGTGTCCACTATCTTGACCGCGATCACCGCAGCCTCCTGACCACTGACGACCCGTTCGGCTGGCCGGGCACGCCGGAGGCATGGCAGGAGCGGTATCAGTACCTCCTCGATGCCTACCACGGGGAGAACTACAGCGCGCAGATGATCAAAGACTTGCAGCTATTCCGCGCCCTCGATGACAACGGGAAGATCATCGCGCAGACCCGGCGGCTGTACCGTGACCGGATCTTTCTTGTCGAGGTGGCGGCGTCTGCACTCGCGATCGGGGAGGTGGTACTCACCCCCGTCGAGGGCGCACCCGACGCAGATGTGGAGGAGGCGCGCGCGATCTGGCAGCGAAGCGAGATGGCGACGCAGGGCACGCTGTGGAGTAAGGACGCCGCACTGTACGGTGATCTGTACGTCGAGCCCGTCAGGATGTCCTCGACGCGCCCGTATGCTGTGGAGCTGGTAAGCCACGACGCCCGCACGGTGATCCTGGAGTACGATCCGATCCTGGGACGGCGGATCTCCCGCGCGGTGATCACGCATGCGATTCTCGGAGAGGTGTCAGTGGACATGCACGGGCACCCCACAGAGTCCGGCGCGGTGGACACCTATCAACGCACCCTCGACGCCCGCGCGATCTCCATCAGTCGCACCCGATACAGCACACAGCTCGACGCGCAGACGGCAGCGGAGGACGCAGAGGGGGAGGCGGGAGCCGGGGAGCATGGGCTGTCCATCACGCCGATCGCTCACGGGCGGTTTACCCCCTCCCCGATGGAGCCGGAGCACAGCCTACCGGTGACGCACGGACTCGATCGCCCTGAGGGGGAGATCAACAGCCTTGCAAGCCAAATCAGCGCCGTGGGCGATCGGTACGGCAACCCCAAGCTGATGATCAAGGGCGTGAAAGTCGGCGGGGGCGCGGATCTGCTGAACATCGGCAAGATCCTAAACCTCTACGGTGGCAGTAAGGACGCGATGAGCAGCGCCGACGCCCGGTATCTGGAGCCCACGCTGTCCGGCGTATCCGAGATCCGCGCACAGATGGAGCGACTGATCGATGATGTCCGATCGACTTTCCCAGAGTTCTTATTCAGCTCCTCCACGGCGAATCTTTCCGCCGACGCACTGCGCCTGCTTGCCACCCGATACGAGGTGAAATACGCCGCCGTCAGGGCGCGGATCTACGGCAGCATCGAGAAGGCGATCGCGATGGGTGTCGCCATGGCACAGAATCGTCCCTACGATCCGACGCGCCACCCGGTGCGCCTGTCCGGCCCGCCGCTCCTCCCCGCAGATGTCGCGGCACTCCTCGACGTGATCACCAAAGCGCGCGCCGCCGGTCTGATCACGATGGAGGACGCAGTGGAGCGCGTGCAGCGGCTTGATCTGGCAGACCGTGACGCCACCCCGGCGGAGTACATGCAGCGACTCCAGGCACCCGCCGCGCCCCCATCTCGACGCGCCCCGCTCATCGAGGACGGGGAGGAGTGATCAGGACAGGGCAGAGATCCGAGACCGCAGCGCACTAAGGACCGTCTTACGCCCGGCCTGTGCCGCCTCGACGGCGTGCAGCTCCTCCAGGGTGTCCACATCGTCACAGGCGACGATACGCGCCCTGACATCCCTCACAGGACCGTCGAGGACGGCAGACCGCGCCGGGGAGGGTGCGCTGTCCTCCTCGACGCTCGACGCCGGAGGCGCGCCGGGGCTGCGGTGTGACTTTGGATTATTTGCACCTGATGACAGGATCGCCAGCCGCTCCAGGGCATGCGCCTCCTCCCCGTGCGTCTCGATGGTTCGCCAGCCGGGAACGGACTTATCGACAATGATCCACGATAGATTGACCTTGATCAGCTCTGCGCGCACTGTGCAGCCCCTTTGATTATCTGTAGAATATTGATCAGAATAGCGATAATCCCGATCCATATCCATACCCACGCCGACGCCGGGCACTATCGGGCGCAAGGGGACTGTCAGTGAGCGTCAAGCCGTGCACCTATCCGATCCCATCCCCGTCACACTCCCCGCCGCCGGGCGGGATGTGCTTCGAAGAGGACGGGGAGATCGAAGATTGGGATACAGAGAGCGATCCCGACGACACGCCGCCGCCGACAGACCCACCGGCAGACAAAGCCTCCGCCGGGCTCCAGGCTGGACTCCAGGCAGAGCGCAAGAAGCGGCAAGAGCTGGAGAAGCGCCTGGAGGAGTGGCAGACAGAGAAGGACGCAGCGGAGGAGACGCGCCGGGCGGAGTCGGGCCAATTCAAGGAGCTGTACGAGGCACTAAAAGCGGAGCGCGCCACCGACCTTGCAGAGCTAAAAGCGCTCAAAGGCGAAAAGAAAGCCCGCGTCGAGGCAATGACCGCGCAGAACACCGAACGCCTCGAGGCACTGCCGGAGGAGTGGCGGGAGCTGATCCCCGATGGACTCACCCCGTCTGCAATGTCCCGGCAGCTCGACAAGATCGAGAAGCGCTTAGTGGCATCGGAGGATCGCCCGGCGGGCGGTGTCCGCAGCACGCCACCAAAGCGCAAAGAGGACCACATCCCCGCGCAGTACAGAGACCAGTGCGACCGGGAGGCGAAGCGATACGGCTTGCCCCCAAAACGGTACTGGGCTGTGCGCTTGAAACCCCGGCTGATCAAGCAGGGCAAGCTGAAAGGCTGACCCTTGGATCTACCGGGCACCCGATAACCCCTGCAAGGAGGGCATACGATGTCCTTTGAGTACATGTACGGACCCCGGAAGATCATCGAACTTCCGCTGGACTCCACCTCTGCCGACATCACCGTGGGCCTGATGCTGACCGCCGCCGGAGCGACTGACGGCTACTTCAAGGAAGTGGACGGATCTGGTGAAGCTGTGACCGGCGTTGCCGTCTCCAAGGTGTCCAGCCCGGCCACTGACGGCGCGGCTACCGTCAAGGTGGACGTGAGCCCTGCCAGCGTGTACCGCGTCTCGCCTGACGCCGGAAACATCGCTGTCACCGACGCAATGAACACCGCCGACGTTGGCGCAGACGGTCTGACCGTCAACATCGACGCCAGCGCCACCGATGACATCCAGATCCTCTCTGTCGATGTCGATGCAAACACGATGGCAGTTAGCATCGTTCCCACCTTCTCCGGAGTGGCATAATCAATGGCTGTTGACGTTTCTCAGGTTGTCGCCCTCGTTGAGAACGATGGGTATGAAGCCATGTTTGAGCAGTACGACGCAATGCCCGCGATGTACCAGAACATGGGTCGGATCATCAACCCCACCGACGCCGGGATCTCTCTGTACGGAGATCGCGGGACCGTTTTCATGGGTCACCAGCGGTTCGATGAGCGCGCGGACCTCCAGGAGATCAACGACTCCACCACTGACGTTGCCTACAATTGGCAGGCATCGATCGGTCAGTACAGCCGGGGCATGGTCCTCCCCTCCCGCCTCCTGCGCTCCAATGGCGCGGCATCTGCCGTCAAGGCCCGGATCATCGAGTTTGCACGCGACCGTGCAGAGATCGCGATGCTCCAGAAAGATGATCACGTTGCCGCGATGTTTCAGAAGGGCACGCTGACGGCTGGATCGGTGGAGTCTTTCGACAACACCTACCCCGGCAACCCCGACCCGAACCGTGGGTTCATCTACGACGGTTTGCCCTGGTTCGACACCGCGCACACCATCGCGGGCGGAGCTGGCACGTACAGCAACCACGCCGCCAGCGCCCCGCTGACACAGGCAAACCTCCAGGCTGCACTGATCGCCATGCGCTCCACCAATGCCGTCAATGATCGCGGGGAGCGGATCATGATCCGCCCTGACACGATCGTGGTCCCGGCGGGCCTGGAGTACACCGCGCGCACCATCCTGAACTCCACTCAGGTGACCGGCAGCAACAACAACGATGTGAACCCGATCGCGGGATCGCTCGATATCGTGGTGTGGAATGCCCTTTCTGACGCCGCCTCTGCGTCGGCGTGGTGGCTTGTCCAGCGTGGGCGCGGCCTGCGTATCTACGACTCCGGCGCGCCCCGTCTGTGGGTGACCACCCTCGACAATGGCGACATCAAGGTAAACAGCGAGTACCTGTTTGGCGCTGCTGTCGATCAGTGGCGGTACCACTACTGCGCCAACAAAGCCGCATCCTGATTCGGAGCTGATCTGTGGCGTTCACTTACGACATCACGACTGCACGGGGGCGTATCCGATTCAATCTGGGGGATACCGACCCGGCGGCGTACTGGTTTGAGGACGCAGAGATCGATCAGATGTACCAAGACGAGGGGGGCGTGGACGGCGGCACAGCGGCATGTCTGCGCGCCCTCCTCGCAAGCAAGGGTCTGCGTATGAAGAAATTCGGCGTGCAAGGCCTTGCCTACGATGACACTGCACAGCTCGACGCGCTGCGGGATCTATTGGCGCTGTACGGTGGGGACTTGCCGACGTTGGCGACTCCATCCACCGCACT